CAGAAAGGTCTGGACCAAGGTTTCGTCGATCACAACCTGTTCCGCGGTTACGCGTTTCAGGGAGGTCTCCCCCGATTTCTCGGAGGTTTCCTTGAGCTTGTGTTCGACCGCGAGACTGGTCGCTTGCTGGATGAACCTTCCATCGATGCAATTCTTGCTGTACACCAGATAACTCTGTTGTTCGGCAAGATCCTGGAGCCGTGCAGTGATGCACGTATTCAGGATGCGATGGATTCATTCATCCAGTGTGAGCGCGATCTGAGAAAGGTTGACGCTTCATTGTCGCCAGCTATGCTGGAAGACTTCCGACGCGTCAGTTCCTTGCTTTTTCGGGATCTCTTTACCCACATGGATCAAAAGATCTATGAGGGGGAAATCCTTCCGAAGCATGGGCCTGGAGCTACAGCCGAGAGACTGTCCTCCAACTCCAAATACTCCTCTATGGAGTGGACGGAGAGGCTGGAAAGCATCTTTCCTTTCGGGGAAACAGCTTTTCCAAACGTTGGTTGGTATCAAACCTACCAACATTCTCAGTTCGCCGAACCCGGAGATGAACTTCCCGTAAGGGTCGTCCATGTTCCTAAAACGCTGAAAACTCCTCGTATCATCGCTATCGAGCCTACCCATATGCAATATGCACAACAGGGTATTCTCGAAGCAATGAAGGAATACATTTTGAGGGATGATCTCCTCAATAGTATTCTTGGAGACTCGAGTCAACTTCCTAATAGGTTGCTGGCTCGACAAGGCTCCAGAGATGGATCCCTTGCCACACTAGATCTTAGTGAGGCCTCCGACAGAGTTTCCAATCAGCTTGTCCGCTCTATGCTCGGTAGATGGCCTAGTTTGCATGAGGCCTTCGACGCGACACGGAGTAGGAAAGCAGACGTTCCTGGTAAGGGTATCATACGCCTTGCCAAGTTTGCGTCTATGGGTTCAGCACTTTGCTTTATGGCTGAAGGGTTGGTCTTCACGACCCTCGTCTTCATGGCCATAGAGAAGGTGCTCAAGCGCCGGTTGACCACGAAAACCATTACGGAATTCGTAGGTCGGGTGCGCGTCTACGGGGATGATATTATCGTTCCTGTAGACATGGTGGATTGCGTGATAGAACACCTCGAGGCCTACGGCCTTAAGGTGAACTCTGGCAAGTCTTTCTGGACTGGTAAGTTCAGAGAGTCTTGTGGTGGGGATTATTACGATGGCCGGATGATTACACCCGTCCGCGTTCGTCGTAATTTTCCCTCATCACGCAAGCACGTAGACGAG